GCGGAAGCCGCTCCATTTGTTATTTCTAAACCAGTAGAACTATTATCAGTTTCTATTAATCCTGTAGCACTATTATGTGCTGTAAAAGCAGAATTAGCTAATACATCATAACCATCACCACCGGCAAAAGCTGTTGATTCTTTAGTGAAATCAAACTCTGTATTAGCAGTGTTATATAGTTTTCCAAAATTAGAATCATCATCTGTGCATAAATCAGTCATGTCCCCATAAAATACAGTTGTCGCGTTGTTTTTATCGTTTACGGGTTCAAGAGACACATAACTTAATCTAATTTCACTACTAGCACCCGAACTTTTTACTATAAAATGATTTGCTGAAGTTGCAGTAAAATAAGTAGTATGCGTACCAATGGTTTCTTGCATTGCATTATATGAATCTCCATCATAATAACTTAAAGTTGGACTACCGGATACTACATTTGATACAGTATAAGTGAACTTGTAAGTTGTACCAACCACAAAAACAAGATTAGAAGCACTACCATCGGTAGCGTAAGCTCTACTGTAATTACCATCTGAACTAGCTGTATGTGTCAAGATTAATTCACCGCCAGTTATGTTTGTACCATCATCCGTGTCACTAGTTTGCCTCCAACCAAGTGAATAACTAGATGTAGTAGGTGTTCCTGCTGTTGCGAAATCACCATTAGTAATTAAATCGTCTCCAAGCCCAGTATTAGATGCGTCTAAAACATAAGATTGATTACCTCTGTGTCCATCTCGCATTGGGTACCAAGCTAAAAGATTTGAATTTGTTAGTGATGTACCACCTCTGTTTAATGCTAATGATTCTGGGTTTAGATAGTCATAACTAGCATCGTCTGCTGTAAAAGCACCTCGCCACAATTGTACATCAGCCATTTTACCTACAAACAATCTTTCTGCTGTAGAGGTAGCATCACCTCCAATTCTAGCACCAATATATCTCGTTGTTAAATCCGCGTTGTCACCCGTGTTATCTATCTCACCAGTCCCATCCGCAACGCCATTTAGATAAAAAGTAACTGTTGTGTCACCATCAAACACCCACGCCGCTCTATACCAAGTATTTATATTTAACGTTGTATTACTAGATCTCCAAGTGGCGGTACCGATATCATGTATTACCATTTTCCCATTACTTGTGCCGTTTCCACCAATAGCTATATAAGATGATGATATCGCGCCACCTCTTCCTATTATATTTTGTACCCAACCAGGATTGGTTGAATCTATATTTATCCAAGCCGCTACAGTCCACGCTCTATTAGCTTGTGTAGTTTCTGCTGAAAAATCTATAAAAGTAGTATCAGCACCTATATCTAAATAATCTGTAACTCCATCAAATTCTAATGCTCTACCAGAATATATTTGACCGTGGTTGTTATTACCAGACGTATCTAACGCTCTTGCA